TTTAGGAATACTGATAACCAATGGACAATAAAGAAATAGAACTTAATGAGGTATTAACTAAACGTAACTTTAAGTTTATACAGTATATAGCCCAAGGTTTATCACCGGTTGAGGCTTATAAGTTGTCTGGTTATTCGGGTACTAATGAGCAACAACCATATCAACTTAAGCACAAGTTAAAGTATAAGATTAGCGAGTATCTGAAAAATAAGGGGTTTAATCAAGAAACGTTGGCTGTTGAGTTGGATAAATTAATATCACTCCCTCTTAGAGACGATCAGAAACAAGTAACCATCGACCAGAAGATCAAGATCCTCAGACTACTCAAAGACTCATTACCTGAATCAGAAAAGAAAGAACCATCGTTCAGTAGATTCACCATTGTCAACAACACTGTGAATGTGCCTGAAATGGCCACAAATGGCCCTACAGCCACGAAAACGAGTGTTATCGACATAGAGCCTATCAAGCGAGAAGGTGATAGCAATGAAGAAGAGAAAGCCTAAGCGTAAGTGCATGAGTTAGAACTGATTTAACTAGGGTAGGGGGTAGGCATGGGGGTGTGGTCTGTCCTGGTATAGTCTATTAAACCTCGCACAGATTTTAACAAACAAAACAAAAGCCCTGATAATCAACCCTGTCACCCAGGATTAGCAAGTAACCATCAAGTACCGAGGATTCCTGGGAGATTGCAAAAGAATCATTTTAATGTAGGACACCCCGTAGGGGGAAACGCAGTGCTCCCTTATATTTTGAGGTAGTGGCTGTATCGAAAAATATAAGGTGTCCGATGTAAGATCAGAGAAACAAAAACATAACATTTTAGGAGATAGATGTGCCAAAAGAACTGGAATCAAAGTTAAAAAGAAAAGCTGCCTCCATGGCTTTGTCGGAATCCCGAAAGAATGCCTACGTCTATGGAACCATGCGTAAGGCTGGATGGAAACCAAGTAGGGAACGAAAGAAATAGCTGGGGTTTTAAAATATCCCAGGTATGCGTTTAGGATGGGGAGTTGGGCATGATCAGCCCTAAAATGACGCAGGGCGTTAATTCGTCCAGAAAAACCTCTCCCCACACTTTGATATGAATCTAACATTACATCCAGCTCAAACTAAAGTTTTGAACTCAACTGCCAGATTTATTGGTTGCATTGCTGGCATTAGAGGTGGAAAAACAACCGTTGGTGCAATTTGGCTATTAGCACAGATTGACCAAGATAGAGCGTCAGGGAAACTGGGAGACTACTTAATTTGTGCTCCAACAAACAAAATCCTAGACCAATCCACCCTTCCTAAGTTCAAGGAGTTCTTTCCCCCAGATTGGGGTACATGGAAGGAGCAGAAGTCCTATTTCGAATTAAAATGGAATAGGCCTGGTTCAAATGAACCTTGTAGGATCTTTGTTCGCAGTATGGATGAACCTGACTCAATTGAGGGTATGGACTGTTTAGCAGCCTGGATGGATGAAGTTGGTAAGATGAAGTCCCAAGCTTGGATAAACGTTCAGGGACGACTATCAGTTAAGCAAGGACGTTGTGTCCTCACCACCACACCCTATGCAGTGAATTGGTTCTATAAAGACGTTTACAAAAAGCAGGGAGATAAAGACTACGAAGTGATAATGTGGTCTTCAGTAGACAACCCTGTGTTTCCAAAGGAAGAGTTTGATCGTGCTAAACGAACGCTACCTAAAGCAATTTTTGAACGACGTTATTTGGGGAAGTTTACTAGACTCGAAGGCCTGGTATACCCTGAGTTTGATGAGGATACTCATCTTGTGGATCCTTTCGATATTCCTGCTGAGTGGCTTAGGTTTGGTGGCCTTGATTTTGGGCGGTCTAATCCTAATGCCATTGTTTGTATTGCTCAAGATCCTGAGGCTAATATCTTTTATGTTTACAAAGAGTTTTATCGCAGTGAAACGCTTCTTCGAGTAATATCAGACTTCATCACCCGTGAGGGGTTAGCATACGTTTTAGCGGATACACAGTCAGCTCAGTTAATAGCAGAATTAAATCAGTTTTACGGTAACAGAAATGTTAAAGAAGCTGACAAGAAAATTGAAGTTGGAATTGAACGAGTTCGTAGTCTCCTACAAGAAGGGAGGCTTAAGTTCTTTAAAGACAGATGTCAAAACACCATTGATGAAATAGAGCAGTACCACTATGCAGCTAACGATGGAGATAGACCAACACCAGAAAAACCCATTGCCAAAGATAACCATGCAATGGATGCCTTAAGGTACGCTTTCAGTAGACCACTACAGGGACTGTACTTAAATAGACCCAAATTTGATAAGTCAAAGATTTATGCTTCTAAACGCAGACGAGTGATGGAAATAGAATCAGATCCTTTTACGGGGTACTAGAATGGAAAATCAAGATTTAGACTTACAGAAAATAAATAAAGAAATTTCACAAACTCAGCCAGCAGAACAATCTGAGTTGGTTAGCCCTATTCAAATTCAGGCAGCATCTCCTGAAGAGAAGATGAGAAAAGAACAGGCTATTGTAGATTGTTTGGTATCAAAATTTACGGATTGGGATACTTCCAGAAAAACCAGAGAGACAGTGTGGCAAAAGATTTATCGGCTGTACTTTAGCACACAAGAACAGTTTAAAACACAAACTCGTTCTGGTATCACAATTCCCATCATATTCCAAATCATTGAATCAGCAGTGCCTAAGATTGCTAATGTGCTATTTGCTCAAGGGGAAGACTTTTTTGATGTTGCTCCAATTGACCAGAACAACACAGAATTGGTAGGTAAGGCTGAGTCTATTAAACGCTTACTCTCCACTCAGTTAAGCAAAGCAAAATTCTTTATTAAGTTCATTGACTTTGTTAAACAAATTATGCTTTACGGAACTTCCTACATGAAGGTGTATTGGAAAGTTCGGAGAGATTGGGTATGGGAGAGAGTACCTAATCGAACCATGCAAACAATTCTCGGAATTCCTGTGGGAGAAACAATTGAGTGGAAGGAAACGAAATCATATAAAGTGGTTGAACGTAGACCTGAAGTAGAAGTGTTAGATATCCTAGATGTATTTCCTGATCCAGACGCACAAGATGATGAAACAAGTAAAGGTGTATTCATTCGTTCTTGGATGAATAAAGATGACCTTAGAGAAATGGGGCAAGGGAAGTATCCTGTATACGCTAATACGGAACGAGATGAGATACAAAGCTCTGAAGATACCTTTGTTCAATCTAGATCTGATAGATATGCAGCTCGTGGGATCACAAATGCTAATACCACTAAGAAAGATCAAGTAGAGTTACTAGAGTTTTGGGGAAAATATGATGTTGATGGAGATGGGATTAAAGAAGAAGCGCACATTGTTATTGCTAATCGTCAAGTATTGATTAAAGCTCAGCCAAATCCTTTCCATCACCAGAAACGTCCTATTATTCGTGGAGTGTTATTTCCATCACCAAGAGAGTGGTATGGTATTGGCTTAGTAGAACCAGTTATTAGTGAAGTACATGAACTCAACACTCTTCGTAGACAGCGCATTGATAACATAAATTTAGTTCTTAATCGAATGTGGCAAGTGAATACTCTTGCTGATGTTGATTTAGAAACCCTCATCTCTGCTCCTAACAATATTGTTCTTACAGATATGATGGATGCTGTTAAACCTTTGGATACTCCAGATGTAACACAGAGTGCGTACAATGAAGCTAATGTTGTCCAAATGGATATTGAACGAGCCACTGTTCCTCCTTCTGCTCAAGGAAACACCACATCAGGTCAACTTGGACGTACAGCTCGTGGTGCTCAGATGATTATTGGTCAAGCTCTTGAGAAGTTTGGAACTGCTACAAAGCTTTTGGAAGAGATGACGTTAAAAGAACTTCTTACAATGTTCCACCAGCTTAATCTTCAGTTCGTTGATGATGATGAAGTGTTACAAGATCCATTTCTTTATGGAGAACTTGCACAACTTCAGATGACTCCTGAGGATATTCGTGCTGATGTTAAATTTAAAATGATAGGTATTAGTGAAATGGTAGGATCTGAAGGTAAGATCAACCAGATAGTTAGTTTTATGGGAGTATTTGGAAAGGTACTCTCGCCTGAATCAATCACCTCGTTATCTCAAAAAGTCTGGACACTTATGGGCTTTAACAAGAACGAGATCACTCTCGCAGGGGCGCAACTTGTGCCTGGTGTCGAAAATGTAGTTGATCCAACGGTGAGTGCTGCTATTGTTGGACAAGCTGGTAATCAAGGTGCACAAGGACAGCAGAGCGTTCCTCCGACAATAGGATAAACTAATGGATGAAAATCAACGTCTAGGCTTACTTAATATAAAAATAGAAGAACGTGAATTAATAAAGCAAATGTGTGAAACTCCTGGATTTAAGCTTCTCCAGAGAGAGTTTGAAGAAAAGATTAAGAAAGCAACAAATTTGATCATTGACATGAATACACCTGATGATACTGTAAAAAGTCTTCGTCAGAAAATTCTCGTATGGACAGAAATTATTAGTGTTTTGAAATCACTCGTTCACACTGGTAATTGTGCAGCCCGTATCTTACGAGACGACCTTTTAGAATTAAATACCCCCACTAAATAGTGGACAAGGAGATAATAAAATGAGTGAAGAACAAGCGACAAATGAAGCTGCCCCCGCAGCGATTGAAGGACAAGCAGCAGAATCCGCTAGTACAGTGGAGCAAGTAGTTACTGACTCCACATCCAATGAGCAGAATGTAGCCCCACAGGTAAAGGTCCCCACCGATAAGCCTGTATCCACTACACCTGCATTTGATGCTAAGACAAGCTATGATGCGTTACAAAAGAGCTATAGTGAACTGAGACGGGAATTTACTCGTCGAACGCAACACGAGTCCGAGTTACAAAAAAAGCTCGATAACCTCGCTAGCACACTAGCTAAAGCAACTGAAACGCCTCTAGACCCTCAGCAATTTTTAAAGGACTTGCAGACACAGCCAGATAAAGCACTAGAACCACTGTTCATGAAACATATTGAGGGCGTTAAGTCCGAATATGCTCAAAAAATGGAGGAAATGGCAAATCGACTGTCACTTTCTGAGTTTCGAGCTGAAAGATTAGCCAGATTGACGGATGGTGAAAACTATCCCGATTTCAAAAAGCTTGAACCACTTATGAAACAACTGGCAGAAGATGAGAACACCCCACTTGACTTTAACCGTGAGCCTGGTGAGATTATTGATGCGCTGTATAAACTAGCCCGTACTTTAAGCATGGAACAAGCTATTAATGAAGCTAAGACTATGGGTAAAAAAGAAGCTGAAACCCAATTAGCGAAAGAAGCTGCCACAAGCGTGGTCACTGGTGGGAAGTCAGGAGTGCCGACTTCTCCTAATGAAATTAAAGACTTGTCTAAATTAAGACAATACTTTGTAAATCAGATTGGTGAGGCCGAGTAACCTGATATCTCTATAAAACAGGTGAACTAAAATGGCTAATACAATTGGAACACAAGCTGCTGTTGGTAATACCTATGCTGATCCAGGTATTTATTATGATCGTAGATTCTTAGATAGACTGACTCCTCAACTGTATTTCAAACAGATGGGGGATGCTCGTCCTCTTCCTACGAAATCAGGAACGATGATTAAGTGGCATCGTCTAAATAAACTCACTGCGGTCACGACTCCTATTGCGGAAAACGTGAATCCTGCTGAGCAGAACGTTGCTACCTCTGTTGTTTCTGTGGAACCTCTCACCTACGGAGCGTGGGTTAAGGTTTCTGCTGAATTAAATCTCAAATCCATCAACCCCATTGTTGAGGAAATCTTGGATGAGTTGTCTGATCAAGCTGCGTTGTCTTATGACACCCTGGTCTTCAATGCGATCCATACAACCTTAACAAACCAATATGCTAACGGAGCTGCGAACGAAGCTGCTGTTGCGGATGCGGATGTGCTTAATGCCTCTGAAATTCGTAAAGCTGTCTATACTCTTCGTAATGCTAGCGTCCCTGGGTTTGAAGGGAATATGTATAAAGGGCTTATCCATCCAGCTCAGCAATATGACTTGCTGTCTGATACGACTGCTGGATCTTGGCTCGACATTCATAAGT